TAGCCATAACCGCCGTTTGTTAAAATATCAACTTCAGTTTGAGTGATGACATATTCATGTCCACCCAAATAGCAGTAGTCTGCTGCTTGTGTTTCATCAACGCCAGGTGTACGCTCACGTACAATGGCTGTGCCATAGACAAGAATGCTGTCTCCGCGTGCAATTTTGTAACGCCAAAACAAACGACTAAAACCCGCTGGTGATTCATCAACCGTTGGGGCTTTAAAAATGTATGTCATGGCTTCCTTTCGTAAGCGTTGTTGCCTGCCCCCACGTGCGAGGGCAGGACAACAACTAGTTCAATTATGAACTGTGGATGCTTGAAGTTGATTCCAAACGAACCAATGCAGCGTCACGGTAACGGCTCCAGCCGAGTACACCGTACCAACCGATTGGACGGAAACGCATCAACTTGTCAACAATTGGTCCGAAGATAACGTGTGGCTCTTCGGCAACTGCTTCTGCAAGTGCTTGCTTACCAGCAACAAGTGTACGGAATACGCGTACTCCGCCTGTGCCGTATGTGTAACCAGATGTACCGAAGGTACCTGTGTTACCTGTTGCGCCTGTACCATCAGTTGTGTTGAACAAACGTGGTGATTCTACGAACATAGAACCTTCGTAAGTTCCGATGGTGCCTGGCCAGAATTCTGACGCACCATTCTCTGCATACTTATGGTCATCGCGCCATCCGCCTGCTCCAGTTTCGGAGCGAAGGTCGTATGAAACTTCTGGGTGGATACCAGTCCAGTAGTATTCTCCTTGGCGTGGAACAGCCTTGTTCGCACGTAGTTTTGCAACTGCTGTACGAATCATTGCTGCTGAAATAACGTCTGTATTCTTGACAAGAGCCTGTGTGGTTCCGTTTGTGTATGAACCTGCATAGGTAGATACAATTGCGCCGTTTACCTTTGCAATTGCATTTGGTCCACCAACAAGGACATTCAAAACGTTTGTGTCAAGTGAGTCAGCCATGTTGAAGGCGATGATGTCAGCAATTGCTGGATCAACGTCTGAGAGTGAGAACAACTCCAACTTACGTGTAGCAAGTGAAGCGTTTCCATATTCATTCAGGGAAACGGTGATAGGTGTTGTGTTGCCTAGGGCTACAGCATCTGGATCAACGTCTTCTGAAAGTGGTGCTGTTACCTGTGATAGGTCTGTGTAAATCTGGAATACTACAGACGAACCAGGCATAGCCTGTTGTACTGGGCGCTTGTCCGCAACGTCGCGGATAAGAGGCACAGCACGGAGAGCGAATTCAACATAACGATCATAGGCTGTTTGTACTAGAGAAGTACCAAGGGAACCAGATGATGTATCTGTATATGCGTTGCTCATGTGTCACCTTCTTTCTTTAGGGTTTTCGTGCGATGGATAGAATTAACTACCGACGGCGTTGGCTCAAATTTCCTGTTAACGCATTTAAATCGTCTACAGACTTTGCACCAGCGACTTTGGCCATAAGGTCTGCGTCGCGTGTAGGTGCTGCTGCGTTTTGAGTAGCGGCATTGATTCGTTGATACGATGCCTGATTTGCTGCCTTCTCTGGATCGGTAGGAGCAGATTCACCTGCGGGTGCAAGGCCGAATACATCGGCATTTTCTGCAAGCCATGAGTCAATCTGTTCTGGCGTACTGACGTCGCCTGGTATGAACTTGGCTACCTTGTCAGGTACGCCTTTCGTTGCCAATACTTCCTTTACGGAACGACTGCGAAGATCCGATTGGATCTGAGCAAGTTGTTCAGACAGTTCTTTCTTTTCACGCTCTGCTCTTTTCAAAGCCTTGCGTAGATTGGCAGGACCATCTGATTGAACTTCTTGTTCAATATCTAGATCGTCTTCTTCGTCTTCATATTGGTTTGCCATATGGCACTCCCTTTCGTTGTCGGATGCGTAAGCCTCAACTTCACCCAGGGGAAGGTTGGTTGGCTCTTACTACCAGTCTTAATACGCGTCATCTATGCTGGTCTTTAGTGACGGATTTTATTTATTGCAGTCCGCTTGTATCTCGTGGACCTAGGCTGCCAGTAACGGCACCTGCTGAACCGCTGAATGCTGATGTTTCAGCAGTCTTAAGTAAATTAATTTGTTGCTGCGCTGCAGCGGCACCTGTGGTGTTAAAGGTTGCTGCCGTGAGTGCTTGACCGATGTTTGCTGGGCCAGTAATACCTGCCCCGTAACGACCAGCGATTGATTGAAGTGCTGGTTGTTCTGCTGCAATTGCTTGAAAGCCTTGTTGCGCTTGAGCCTGTGTAACACCTTGTGCAGCCAATTGCATTTGAAGTGAATTGTTATTAAGCAATCCACCACCTTGTACATTGGCATTTGGATTACCAACTGTAATTGCCACACCAGCACGAGCCGCTTCTGCAGCAATCGTGGCTGCGTTATATTCCTGTTGAATAACAGGTGCAGATACTGTTGGGTCAAGAAGGTGTGAAAGAATTGATGATTGGCTAAGTCCATATTGGCTTTGCAATTGAGCAATAACCATTGGATCTTCATTTTGAATAGCAGATGTTGCTGTAGATACACGCTGTTGTACTTCTGCTGGAGAAACATCTTGTGCCATTAAATTGCCGAGATATGATGTTTGCATTAATGGGCTGCTTGCTGGAATACCAGCCATTGTCATTACTTGCTTATATGCAGTCTCATTGGCAATATATGTTGCAGGATCAATTGGGTTAAGACCAGCAGCAATACGAGCCTGATTGCCAGGAAAACGAGCCTGCCATGATGTAATAAGTTGGTTGGCTGCTGTTAGTTGTGAGCCTTGTAGTCCAAGAGCAGTAATTGCAGTGGTTGGATTTGGGGCATCTAAAATGCTGGTAATGGTTGTAGAGTCAAGACCATTTTGAGCAAGGGCTGTAATACCAGCACCGATGTCTGCAGATAAACCATAAGATTGAAGTAACGCTGTAGCCTGTGCTGCAGCATTTGCTTGATTTGTTTTGTTTACTAATTGCTGTGCAGCAAGAGCGTCGCTGGCTGCTGTTGTTGCTGTTGGTGTGCCAGATATAGATGTTGTTGTTGTTTGCCCACCTTTACCATCTGCAACAACTGTTGTAATTGTAAAAGTACCATCAGCGTTTGGTGACGCAGATTGAGAAATCGGTGTGCCAGCAGGTGGATATGTTGGTGATGTAGTAACAGTTCCACCAGCATCTGTAACAACTTGATTAAACCCAGCAGCGCTAGTAGTATTTGAAGCCGCTACTGCTGCTGATACTGCCTTGGCTGGTGAAACGCCAAGGTTAATCATTCGTTCAACGGAAATATCTGAAACAGCCATTAGCCAAGTCCCATCTTCTGAATAATCGAATTAGCATTGCCAAGCAATGTTGATTGAGCATTTTTTGTATTAAGCCATTCAGGTTGAGAACGAACGGTATTGGCAAATGAAAGTGGATCAACAGCGGTTGTGCCATCACCCATCATGGCTTTTGATACCATTGCACCATAACCTGTTGTAGCACCAAGTTGTACATCACTTGGTGATACTTCAAGAAGGTTTTGAATTGTATTAACATAAGGATCTGCAAGGCTTGAAACGGTAGCACCAGCGGAAATTTGATTAGCAAATGGCTTGTAAATATTCATAGCATTTTGCTTTTGTTGTTCCATAAAAGTATTTACATCGTAGCCTTGTGTACCAGCGGCAACATTGGCTGCATATGAATTAAGCATTCCTTGATTGTAAAGTCCACTTTGTCCGTATTGCTGAGCAATACTAGCCAATGATTGAGCGGTATTAAATATTGTTCCGCCTGTAGTTGCACTTACCGCACCTGAATTAAGCATTGCTTTAGCCATATGCTGTTGAATTTCAGCATCTGTGGCGTTTGGATTTTGCATCATCCAAGTAGTAATGTCTGCTTTACCTGCCGTAACAGCGGCTTGGTCAAATTTAGTTGCATCTGCATTGTTAATATTTGCAGCATCAATTTGTGAACCAATTAGGCTTGAATCAAAATTAGCGCCTAATTCGTTTGCTAGTTGCTGAGCATGTGCTTGTTTTCTATTGTAAGCAATATTGTATCCAGAAGGATCTGAAAGGCGTTGTAGTTCTGCAGTTCCAATAGAACCAGGGTGTTGTTTTGCCCATGTAGTATTAAGAAATGCTGCGCTATATTGATCTTTGGTATAATTGTTTTTAACCGCTTGTGTAACAAGTGTTGAAAGTTCTCGTACTGCAAGAACTGCTGCTGCCTGTGCGCCATAGTTCTTGATAAAATCATTCTTAATGTCTGCATCAGATTGCAGTTTACCCTTGACATAATACTTATTAGTCTTTGGATCTGAACCAGTGTAAGCCTTGCCGTTGTAGGTAAATACACCTTTAACCATTTTAAAATCATTGGTTGGTGTTTTAGGTGTTGGTGGTGTACCACTATCAACAACTGGAGTTGTTATTGGATTGGTAGTAGTAGTTTGAATACCCGCATTAGGCGTGGCAGTAGTAATGGGAACTTGATTTGTTACTTCTGGTGATTTAGGTGCTAATGATTCACGAGCCGCAGCAACTTCTTTTTGCATTTCGGCAACACTTGGACCAGAGGTTGCAGCAGGTGCTGCATTGGCTGCAGTAGTTGGAGATAATTTGTCTTCAATTTGACTTGCTAATGCAAGAGATTTAATATTGGCTCTTGTTTCATGGCCAGATTGAATTTGATTTTTCCAGTAATCAACAGCAGCCTGTGCTTGCTCAATAGTTGTAATTTGATCAAAACTTGTTGTTGCAGGATCATAAATGGATTTTTTTGTAGTTGCCATTAAATGTTCTCCTGACTTTGCAATGCTTCTTGCATTGCTGAAAAATAACTAGTTGCTAGTTTGTATGATTGCGCATCGGCGCTACCACCGATAAGGCTTTGAAGAAAACCTTGTGCATCTATACCACTGGATACTTGTCCACCTGTAATATCGGCACGCTTACCAGTAGGACCATAAGTAGTTTGTTCATTAAATGTGCCAAAATTAGATTTTTCAGCCGCAAGCAATTCAGCACCATATGTTTGCAATTCTTGAGGAGTAGCATTACGACCAACCATTGATTGCATTGTTGCGTTTATCAAAGCCTCAACATCTTGTGGTGATGTTTGAGTTGTGCTTGTTGTATCTGTAAACGTCTTCATATTGGCGTAAAGATTTGAGCCGCCAGCCGCCGCTAAAAGCGCAGCAACTTCAGCAGAAGTTGGCGCAGCGGAACTACCACCAGGATTTGGAATTGCTGGTGTTGTTGGAGTAGCCATTATACAGCCCTTCTAAATACGCTTGTTATTACGCTTTGCAAACGAGGATTTGATACAGCCAAATTATCCACATAGGTATACCAAACATCCATCAAGGTTGAGTAACCTGGAAGATGTTGGCCATTGATTGTATTAGCCAATAAACCATTGTGATAATACTGATAATTTGCAAGCAAGTCTTTAATGCCATTGCCCTCAGGCGTATTCGGCAACAAACCTTTTTGGTTCATAGTCTGAAATTGGCTAATTACTTTTGCTGACTGAACAGGACGAGTTGGATCATTATAGTTTGCAAACCATACTGGATTACTTTGACCATAATTTGCCGTTATTTGTTTCCATGCTTGACCAATATTATATTCTGCTTGGCGATTGTTAGATTTACGAGCATCCGTCAAAACAGTTTGATAAGCAGCATAACTTGACGCAAGATCTTGCCAACCTTGCTTAACATAAAGCGAGGTAAGAAATTGTTGCGAAGTTACCTTTGATCTGAAATGATCAAGTAACAACTTGTTTTCAACAGCCAAAGCATCTGCACTATCTGCTACCTGCGGGATAAGATATGGCGAAGCAGATGAATATGCTGGATTATTAAGCAACTTTTGATTGCCATCAATCCAACTAATTGTTGAATCAGCCAAAGGAACATAAGCACCGCTTGAACCATTTTGGGTACGGGCTACTGTGTAAGCCAACGCACGATTAGGATTGCTAGGTGAACCTGTTTCTTGAAGAAACTTGTTTAAAGCACCAGCGGCTGTGTAGTTAGCACCCGTGCTTGGATCCTTGGTATTAAGCAAGTTTAGATACTCAGAGCGTAGCGTCTGCATATCTTTAGTGTAATAATCATTGCTTACCGTTGGAGACAATGGCAAGAAGAATGCAAACAAGCCTTTGATAAGCAAGTTTGATTTGGCGTTGTTTTCAATCTTAGCCAAAATCTGTGCTTGCTGAAACGCTGGCAAAGATGTGTAGTTTTCTGGCAAATCACCATGGTAATAAGCAGCGGCAATTGCAGACAACTTTGAGTTGTAAACTGTTGACTCACGATCATCCATGTTCATTGCGTTAAACAAATCACGCATGGTTGAAGATGGCATAAATGTGTCAATCCAATTATTTGACAAATAGCCGCCAGTTGTTGCGTTGGCTGCTTTGGTAGTCCAAGGAAACTTTTGCGAAATTTCACTTGCAGCAAAGTTGACAAATGGGCTTACGCCAGGTGTTTTAATTTCTGGCAAAACTGTCAATAGCGACGCCGTATTACCAGTAATAGATGTTGGCAAACCAGAGAACTGGGTCATGCCTAAAGAATTTAAACCACGAGAAAGGGCATTGCCAAATTCACCAAGCATTGGATAAACAATGTACTTTTGACCATTGGCATCAGTATGTACAAAACCAGGATTGTTTAGACCCTGTTGTACAATCTGAAAATCACGAAACGCCTGTGGGTTTGTCATTAGCAAACGGCCAGTACGACGCATAGCCTGCTCTTGAGCAAAGTAAAACGGTAGCAAATTACGGTGCATAATCGCCCATTGGCTACGAATAGCAGGGCTGTGAATTGTTGGAATCATCTCACGTGTAGCCTGCATCGCAGTCATGCGTACTGCTTCATCTTCGCTAAGAAGACCCATATCAATCAAAGGCTGGTTAGTTAATAAACGACGAGTAAAGAAGTCCGCAAACAAAGGCTGACGAGAAATGTAATCCATAACTGGAGTAACAAACTTACGGTATCCCATTTGCTCTACACGTTGAAGTGAATCAGAAATTGTAGGCATATGCAGACGGCCAAGTACCTTGATTGGTAACGCCGCTTGTGGCAATGACTTTAATTCTTTCTCAGTAACGCCTTCGCCTTTAGCAATTTTCTGAAGTGCGTCAATGTCAATTTTGTTATTTGCCCCATGAACAAGACCTTGTAAATGATCAATTTGAGTCTTAGCAAAAGACTCTGGAACATATTTTGTATATCCATCCATAGATGAACGATAAGCCTGATACATATTAGGATTACGAATACGAGCCGCTTGAGCATCTACTAGGCTTGCAAATTGTTGATCTGGGCTTAAAGCCTTAAACTCAGGATCTTTTAAACTTTTAAGATAGTCACGAGCAATATCACGTTGAGCCAAATCCGCTGCAGCGTTAGTACGGTTTTTAGCCAAGTACATGCGGTAGTGAGGATCCTCAGTTGTTAGGCCAGCAAGTTCTTGACCAGGTACCGATCCATGACCTTTTTCTTTGGCAAATACATCAATGTCTTCTTTAGCCGCAAGTTCTTGACTTGCTTGGTGAGCGGCAGAAACACCAGCCGTTGGTCCACGACTGCCGTATACATCTTGAAAACGATCCATTGCACGAATCTTGTCTTTGACAAAGTAAGGCAAAAGTTCAGATTTAGCAAATTGATTGGCAAGATAGCCCAATGGCATAATCTTAAATCGTGCTGCACGAGCAGCGTTTACGCCATTGTTCCAAGCCTGCTTGCTTGTTAATGAGTCATCAAGACCTTTAAAGGTTTTGCGGATTGTTTCGCTACGAGAATGAATTTCTTTAGTAACTTCGTTATCCGTAATTATTCCAGGCACTGGACCAACTTGTTTTTCGTATTTTTTAACCCAAGCAATTTGTTCTTTTATTTTTGAATCTTTTAAATCAGATTCAGACATATTTTTTGTCATCTCAATTAATTGCTTAGATGTTTTTTCTGGGCGAGGACCGTTCCAACCAACTGCTTTTTCTTTTTCTTCAGCAGCAGCAATTGCATCAATTGCGTCTTTATCTGTATCTGTAAATGACATAGCAGAACGATCTAAATGCCATGCTTTGTATTTATTATCCAAATTGCCAATGGTGCTTGCTAATACGTTGGTAAGATAATTTGGCAATCCACGACGGATTACTTGGTGTAATGCCTCACCAGCAGATACACGAAGACCAAAGGCTGGAGAAAGCAATGCCAACGGTGCAAAAATTACGTTTGTGTAATGAGTAAAAAAATCATCTACAGGATTATACAAAGCACCGTAGGCTTTAGCAGCCCTAAGTTCTTGACGTGCTTTTTTAAAATCAATCATTGCACCTTGAAAACGTTGGCTTTGAGTGATAGCAACTGATTTAGTTCCGCCACCATACTCAGGTTTTATTTCAGTTCCACCAACATCTTGCCCTTGATTAACTCCATAAACAGCATGGTCATAGCCATTGCCTTCGCTGGCATCTTTAAGCGAACTAAATAATTGGCTAGATTGAGTATCGGCAATACCAAGGTTTTTAAGCACTTCTTGCTGAAGCACGCGAAAGCGAGCAAGACGTTCGCCATCATCAGTTGCAAGCATGATGTTTCCAGCATGTTCAACGGCAAGACGATTTGGCATGGAAAGATAAGCCATTTTAAGAGCAGTATCTGCTGCACCTGGATCTGCAGGATCGAATCTTTCGGAAGACAAAGCCAATTGATTTGTGTCAAAAGACAAAGGACGTTTACCTGTAAAACTGCGCACTTTGCCAGCAAGAGCATTCATAATAGCACCATTGCCAGGCTTAAATAATGCAGGAGCGTTGATCTTAAATATCTGCTCTTGTTTAGCATTGCCCTTTGCATCGTAAACTGTTTTGGTTTTTGGTTGCATCTTTGGTTGATTGTTGGCATCCAAAGCAGGCGTGCCATCTTCGTTAAGGACAGGCTCCATTACTGCACTCTTACGAGGCAGAAGAAGGTTTACCTGATCGTTAAAATTGGTTGCTTGGTCGCTATTGCGAATAGCATCTGGGCCAATCTTCTCGCTAAGTAGTTTACCTACAGTGCGTGAAGGAAGACGCAACTCACTTGTTGCTGTACCAGCATCTGCTAATTCTTTGGAATACAAAGATTGCTTGAAAATTTGATCTGCTTCAAAACGATTAGAAACATTAGCCAAAGCCTTCGACATGGTTGCTGACCAACCGTTAGGAATACCATATGTCGTATGAATATACCCAGCCTTAGAAGCCAATGAAGCATCTGGATTAGATGCTACAGAAACAATGTCGTTAACAGCACGATTTTGTGCTGCACGAAGTGGGTTAGCCATTACCTGATCGTATTGATCTGCGGTAATGATCTTGGTTGACATTCCTGAAAGAAAGTTGGTCAAACCAGTGGCAGATGATGCAAACGGCAATGTATTACGGATGATTGGCTTGCCAGTATCTGGGTCAATCTTTGTGCGTTGTAAGCCAGTAGCAGGATCTACTTCAGTTGCTACAGCAATGTTGTTGCCTTTTTTAAGTGCGCCGTTAAGTTTGCCTGCAGTTGCCAAAGGATCTGCTTCAAAGTCAAATGAAGCGTCAGCGATGCCTGATACAACCTGTCCAAGGCCAGTGTTTGTATTGCCTAAAGTGCCAAAACCAGGAATGTTAGAAAGCCCATGAGCAATATCTCTACCAAAAGATACAAGGTAGTTAGGATCATTAGACTTGTCAAAAGAATTTTGATAGGTCGGAACTACACGACCAAGAATGTTACGGGTTAATGCTGCACCAATGCCAGCACCAAGCACTGTACCTTCACCTGGAAGGATGGAACCAATGGCTCCGCCTGCAAGTACGCCAAATGTGCCAAGTAAACCAGCACCAAAACCATGATCCGCGTAAAGGCTATGAATAAATTTGTAATCTTTTTGTACTTCTTGCAAAGGTTTATTAGCCCATGACATAGCAGTACCAATTGCTTTACCAACTACTGGAAGGCTAGTAACTGCTTTAACTGCTTCGCTTGGTAGGTTTTTAATATCGTTAAAAAATCCACCTTGAGACGGTGCAGGAGTTGGTGCAGGGGCTGCTGGTAGCGGTTGAATATTACTCACTGAACCGCCCTACTCGCTTGTAATGTTTCAATCATATTTGGAACAAGTGCAGATGATACATCTGGCACAGATTTTAAAGCGTTACGCATCCATGCAGCAGAATTGTATGTGGCAATATGATCATCTAAAGCATTAGCAATCGCAATCATGTGCGAAGTCGCAGCAAGTGTATTAAAAGTATCTTGACTTCCAGATGCAACACCAACGGCTGCTAATGCTGGATTTTGCTTAACAAACATTTGATTGCCTTGAACCATGTCATTTGCTGTATTAACATTTGGTCCACCAGCAATATTTGCCTGAGCAGTAGGTTGCACTTGTGGCATCGGTTGCATTGATGACATTAATTACTTCCCTAATTTAGCGGCAAGGGCCTGCAATTCAGGAGAAGCGTCACGATTTGAAGCAAGAGCCTGCACAAGATTTTTTGCAGATTGTCCACCTTGTGTAACTTGACCTGGCATAATGCCAATGGCTTCTGGACCTGCTCCAGCACCGAGTGGTGAACCTGTAGTTACTGGCTCATTTGGGCGTTGAGTAGGTGCAGATAAAGGTGTAACTGGTTGTTGTGGTTGTGCTTGTTGTTGCTGTGGCTGTCCACCTTGTTGAGCCATTTGCGCCATGGCGCTAGGTGAAGGTGGATTGCTGCCGATGCGTGTTTGGGACATTGGTGCTTGTGCTTGCAGGTTCATTAAGTCTTGGCCATCACCATAACTAGGCATACCAGAGATATAACGTTGTGCTTGCTTTGATGCTGGTCCACCATCGGTGCGTCGGCTTAAAGCCCCTGGGCCTGATGACATTGCTGGCTTATTTGCCTGTGGCATAGTCAGTCTCCCTCGTTTAGTGTCTCAATGGTTCGAGCGGCATACTCGTGAAAGTGTTTTTCATCTTCCACGAAACTTGCTTTTGTATCAAACATACCTGTTAGAGCATTTGCAAAATTAGCAAAGGCTATAAAAATATTAGAAATTAGATCAGCAAAAAGGGCAAACATGTCCCACTTGTTAAAACGAGTAGGAATCCGCTCGCCCTCTTGCATGAAGGTTACTTAGCGCCTGGGTTTGTTCCGCGTGTTGCAGAAGGCTGTACTGTGTACTTAATGTCAGACTTTCCAGTTGACTTAACTGAAGGAGCATCTTGGATGCTTGTCTTTTGTGTTGTTGCTTCTGATGAGCCATGTCCACCTTGCATAGCAACCTTAACAGGTGCTGATTGCAATCCAGACTTAAAGGCTGGTGCTACTTTTGCCATTTATTTTCTCCTATAGGTTTTGTTTTTCTCACTCGTAACGTTAGGCGGGTGAGCGTCTGGCTACATTCGCAGATAATTGCGGTGAGCCAGAAGACGAAAGTCCTGCAAGTAGATTTTGCAGTGCAGATGATTTTGCACCTTGCGGTGGTTGTGGCATACCTTGCGGCATTCCTTGCGGAGTAGGTTCCCCGCCAGGAGCCTCGCCTGGTTGACCAGGGGCTGCAACTTGCGGGGAGACTTGTTGTGCAAAGGCTTGAGCCAAAACATCTTCAATAGCATCGCCATTTTGACGACCTTTAATTGCGGCAGCAAGTGCTACAATTGCTTTTGTTGGATCTTGTCCTTGCATTGCCATTTGAGGAATTGCATTTGCGTACGATGCAACTGCTTGCATGAGTGAATCACGCAGTTCTTCAACTTCAACTTTTTCTTCTTCTTGGGTAACGTTCATATCCCAAGGCATCTGACGACGCAAAAAGTCGCGGCTAATTAACTTATCTCCACGAGCCTGTAAACCAAATACTAATGCGCGGTTTGGATCTAGACCCGCCATCATTCCGTAACTTACATCACACCAGTAATCACCATCAATATCTTTTTTAGGTGTGTAGGTAATTTCGTAAGGTGCGCCAGCGGTTACGCCGCGTACTTCCTTTTCAACATCACCAAATAATTGTTCATCCATTTTAAAGCATAGGCGCATGACATGACGGAATGTGTCAGCCAATACTGCTTGTGCTGTTTTGACTTGTGTGTCAAAGCCGCCCATAAGTGCTTCTACACCACGGCCTGTAACGATAGAACCTGATTGCTGTCCTAGACGACCTTGTGGGTAACGTGAGCCTACACGAAGTTCTTGATCTAATTCGCTAGTCTCTTGAAATATTCCATTAGGAATCTCAAGGCCAACACGACGAATCTTTTCTGGATTGGCAGAGCGGATAGTTGCATCTGGACCAATCTCAATAACGTTTACATCTGAAGGCAAAGCAAAAGGAGCCTGTACAGACTTTTGTGCCGCTTCAAGTTGAAATGTTGCCATACGTGCGCGAGCAACTTGTACCCACATGATGTCGTCAAATTGTCCACGTTGGTTTTCATCAGAGTCAACGCCAGGACGAATAGCAATAGCAATTGGTAGTTCATCAAGAAGATTCTTAGCACGCTCAAGAACAAGGTTGCCCTTTTCAGGAACAAACAAAACTAGTTCTTCTTTGTCCTGATAGCGATAAACTTCAAGGATACGCTCAGAATTGCGACTCTCGTATTGTGTACGGATTTGTGATTCGTACTCAGGAAAATCATTGATAAGTTCGCGTACTGTTTTTTGGTAGCGCTTGGTGTATGAGAGCAACTTGCCAAAACGGTCAAATTCAGGATAGGCATTCATTGGGTTGTCAATGCGAATCATTGGACGATTGTTTTCATAATCAGGCTCAATGATGAAAGGCAACATACCAAAGGTAAGGTAACGATCAGCACCTGTATACATCATGGTCTGAAGGTTGCAAGAGTCGCGGTAGCCAGCAACAATCATGGTGCGCTTATCGGCACGCTTTCTTGCACGATCTGAAATAGAATCTGTTGTGTCGCAGTTAAAGGCAGGAAGTGGGGCAATAACTTCCGCTACATCGCGGGCAGCCACATCAATAAAGTTTGCCACCATAGGCTTTGGATATTCTTCGGAGAATGCGCCAGGAAATACCTGTTGAATGTCGCCTTGGCGAATAGCCATAAGGTCAGAGTAGCGAGCGTCACGAGTATGGAATCTATCTCGTAACTTGCGCACCTTGACGCTAAGTACATCAATATCTATTGCCACTTATGTATCCCCCGTTAGCCGCAAGTTTTTCTTGCGTGCGTTGCCATTCTTCTAAGTTAATAACCTTGCGGTTCATTGTCTGATAGCGTGAAGCAAATGGATTCTTCACGAATGATCCGCCGTAAGCGCCTGACTGATTGATATAGTCACGCATCTGAGTCTCTGCAAACCAGAGGGCCATTGGACCGTCTTGCTTATTCTTTGTTCCTGCTGACCAAGTAATCAATTGCTCAATCAGTGCCTTGATATGTTCGTTGTCGGCTCGTGGCAATTCCAGAAGATTATTCTTCATGTATTTGCCCTGGTTGTCGCACGAGCCGAATAGTGGCGCCATAGAGGCAACACCGAATTCAAGATCCATTTTGTTGGAACCTGTATAGTGCTGCACGAGGCGAATACCGCGTGTTGCTAAAAAGTTGTTGATTTGTTCGTCTTGAGTCAAGAATAACTGGAAAGCATTCTTCTCAATAACCCAGACCTTTGGATTGTATTTCTCAGTCCAAGTAAAAATTAAGTCACGAATCTGTTGAGGCGTAGGTGCTGGCATCCGTGATGCCTCTAGCAAGTAACGCTTGCCTGTGGTTCTATCTCCTGAGATAATGACAGAGAAGGTGTCACCAGACATGGCTGGATCCATAGCAGCGACAATATATTGCGATTGGATATTGCCAGGATGTCCTGGTGCGCCAGGGATGATAGGGCCGATAGCACGCATACCGCTGACAGAACCGCGTACACACTCAGGTGAGAAGATGGCAGTAGATTCAACATCTTGCTGCTGATAAACCATTGCCCATGTCTTTGGGTCAATTAATCCGCGACGGCGGCGAAGATGCGGTCCACTCCAGCGCGGATATAATCCGTCTTCATCTGCTGGGGTTTCATCAGTATCCCAAGGACGATCTGATTTAGGCCAGAGGGTAATCCAGTCTTTTGGATCATCTTTAAATTCTAGGACTGCTGGCATAGCCAAGTATGTCCAAGGGCTGACGTTATCTGGGTAACGCTCAGGGTTGCGCATCTCGCGGTAAAGATCCATTGGATCTACGCGAGTACCGACAACGAGAATCTTTCCAGTAGGACCGACACGAGTCAGTAC